TCCGTAGTCAGGCAGATTTTGCACAAAACTCATGACTGGTCCGCGACCCGATGCGTCAAGATTGGCAATGTCTATGCTGGCCAGTGCAAGATTGGTATTTTCAGAAATCAATTTTGCTGCCATCGAGTTGAAGTCAGAATTTAAAACGCCTGATTGGGTAGGGTATGTTGCGGATATGTTAGAAACCTGCACTGTGGCATTGGCTATTAGTTGTTGTAATGCTGCATCAGCATTGGCATACACTCCAACACCTGTGCCTGCAGGAATCGTAACTGGTCCGGCAACAGCATTGCCGTACACTCCGTTGACAGTATTTTGCATTCTGCCATAGGTGTCGGTCAACCCGGCCAGGATACCTGCACTGGTCATACTGTTGATTGTGACTGTGGTGTTGCTCAGCACACTTGTATAGTCAACTCCGACTGCTGCGCCAAGAAGATCAGTAATTACCAGTGTTCCGTCTGGTCCTGAGCCGGTAGCATATGAATTAGAATAGTATGCAGCCACGCTAGCAGGCACAGCCTGTTCTAGTGCAGATATAGATGGCAGATCTCTCGTGGTCTGCATGAAAGCAAATGCTACTGCCAGTTGAGATAAATTGAGATTGCTTATATTTTTTATTTGTTGTAGACTAACTTGTATGGCCTTGCAGGCCAGAGCCTGGTCTGCTGGTATGATTCTGGCAAGTCTTTCGTAGCTGATTATATTCAGAGTACCCAAGGTCAACACATATCTTGGCAAGTAAATCAACAATTTTGAATTCACTGTGCCTTGTGTGTTGTCGTAGATGGCCCGTAGCACTGACGTGGTATCTTGATTGTAGGTGCGTACTGTGAGACTGGCAATGCTGTTGGGGAATATTTTTGCAGGATTCAACAGGTCTGCCATGGTGTTTATGTTCTTGGTAGTCACACCAAAAATAGCCAACACCTGTTCTAGGTCAGTACCTGTGACATTCAGCAGGCCCAGGTATGCCAGATGTTGTACACTATCACTTACATTGACATTGGGAGTGGTTAGATTACCAATGCTGGCTTCGTCAAGTCCTGCTTGAATCAAGATAGCTTGAATGTTTGGTGTGAGATTGGTCAGTGTAACCAATTGTCGTAGCAGTGCTGCTGGAGAACCAAAATTACCAAGATTGTCAAGATCAATCAATTGTCCCAGTGCTTCTAGGTCTAGTCCAAATGTTGTCATGGCCAAGGTGGTGTCACTGAGATTGCCAGTGACAAGACTGTTCATGGTGGTAAACGTTGACCCAAGATAGGTCTGACTGTTTACGCTGGTGTTGATAAATTGATTGACCGAAGTTATGTAACCTTGTGCTGCACCAAACACCTGCGCAAAAACTGCAACATTGCCATTGCCAAGATAGCTAGAGCCCTGGGCAGTAATTATGCCAGTAAATCCAGATGTGGTGTTTGTGCCTAGAGACGCATACGCAGCAGGTGTGTTGTCAGCTAGTGCAGGCACAGTGTTTGCACAAAATGTAAACATGCTGGTCAGTGTGTTTCCACTGATGTTGGCAGCAGCACTATTACCCACAGTATTAAAAAATGGCGTCAATAGTGATGTGCTGGTGTAGGCTGTTACTGCTGCTGTCCAGGTGTTGGCAATGGCCACTCCACCGTTGTTGCTTAACGTGGCGCCGGCAATCATTTGTAATGGAGTCAACACACTTATGGCCATGTGTTATCCTGCAAAAACGGTTGGACTTCCGGAAGCTATAAAAGTACATGCGGCCAAGGGATCGCCCAGTCGTGCCAAAGGTCTAAGATTAACAAACACAGTTGGACTTCCTGAAGAAATTGGCGCCACATGCCCTCGACACGGATTACCGGGTCGTAAATGCGCTGTGCTAATATCACCTAATCTTGCAGCAGGTTTTAAATTGACAAATACCGTGGGACTGCCGTTGGCAATAACGTAGGGAGAACAATGTGGAACTCCGGGATCACCTAATCTTGCTACTGGTCGCATATGCCTTTTCCATAAGTTTTAAAAAAAGACCACACCAGGCATCTATCTCTTCGTGCTGCTGTTGAGTGTGTGGTTCAGGTGGAATTTCGGGCAGAAATTCTATCACATGATCTAGATCGTCAGGAATATCTTTGTATTGATCATACACAAAAAGCTCAGTGCCTTTCATGATTACAAATCTATGCCCCATGCTGTATTTATGGATGTGAAATACTGGGCTGTTAACCCATTATCAATTTCTTTTCCGGCACTCGGATTCCAGTCAATGCTTCGATGTACTTCATCTTGACTGCATCATCTGTCAATGCGTAAATTGCCACGTTGTTGATGTTTAGTTTGACTGGCTCATCTGCATCAGCAGTAAACATGCTGGGCACTAGTCCCAGGCCCTGCGGTCCAGGTGCTACACTAACTGGTGCACTGATTTCCAGCCAATCTCCGTCGGCCCGTGTTAGTTTGGCAATGAGTTCTTCGCCAGAGTTCAATTTAAAAGTTACTGTGCTGCCTTCGAGATGTTTCATTCTGTTAATTTCTTTCTAAGTTCTGTAAATCCGCCCACAAGTTCTTCATCCAGGAAGATCTGTGGTAATGTTCGAGCATTTGGTACTGCTTCTAGTAGTTGTTCACGTGTCCAGTCCTGGCTCACGTTGCGTTCTTCATATTCAATGCCTCGAGATTCCAGTAGCGTTTTGGCCTGGTCGCAATAGGGGCATTGGTCTTTTGACCATACAATTGCGGTTGTCATGCTTTTTCTAATTCCTTTTGTAGTTCTATTGACTCTCTAATTTGTGAACATTCAGTTTGATATTGACATTCATGCACTGTATTTGCTAACTGATATACAGGAAGCAGTGAGCAAAATTGTGTGTAATGTGAGCCCTCTAGTGGGCAGATCGTGCATTGAGTTTTCATTTTATAACTCCGGTAGTGCATCGTAGTCCAGCTGATCGCTCATGACTCCAATAACATAGTTAGTGCTTTCAGACTCTTGCAGTGCAGTTTGTTTGTTTGATGTGTTTACATGCTTGTTGAACCAAGGAATAGGTGTTGATCGAGGTGCAGGTTCCTGATACTTGATACCAATTTCCTTGAGTGCGCCCACGGCTGTGTAGTCCACAAAGTCTTTGAGAATGTTGGCATTGAGACCAATCACAGGGCCCTTGTTGAACAAGTAGTCTGCCCAGCCCTTTTCTTCACGGATCACGTCCAGATACAACTCATACACTTCAGCCTCACATTCTACCTTGGCGGCTGCAAATCGTGGATCTTCCTTGATGACCTGATTGATAATATAAGCGGTCCATTCCTTGTGCAGAATCTCATCTTGTAGAATCAAGCTGATGATGTTGCCATTGCCCATGAAGATCTTGTTCTCTACCATGGCCAGGCTGGTGGCAAATGATACCATGAACCTGAATGCTTCCAGCGCATAACTGGCATGCAAGGCCATCCAGATTGCTCTCACATGTTCTACTTCTTCCACAGGTTGGCCTAGTTCTTTGGCACAGTTGATTCTGTGCAGGTCATCATAGTATTTGCCCACACTGGATGCCATGTCAATGATCTGCTGTGTGTCGTGGATGGTGTTGAACACATCCTTGGGCACGTTGTAGATGTTGCGAATGATATGACTGTAGCTCTTTGAATGAATGTTGGTTTCAAAGAATGTCCAGTTGTAGATCAAGGCTTCTAGTTCTGGCAATGATACCACAGGCATAAAGATCTGACTGGGTCCACGACCTTGCAAACTATCCAAGGCAGTTTGGCGTAGCAAGTTGCTGGTAAAGATATGACGTACTGTTTCGCTGGCATCCTTGAAGTCGTTTGAGTCTTTGGTCAAGCTGACTTCTTCTGGTTGCCAAAAGAATCCACGTGCTGTGGCTTCATAGTCTGCAATCTTTTTGTACTTGACTTCTTCGAAACGTTGGATTGTGACAGGACCAGCAGGGTCCAGGAACATCTTGCGATTGAGATAGTCTGTTCGTGTTGCTAGATTGTATTGTTGTTTTGACATTTTAATAATTCTCTGTTAGTCATTTTTTTCTTCAATGGTGTAAAACCAATCATCTCCTGCGGTCCACTTGCGTGTGCCATCCACTGTCCATAAATTTTGTGCGGCTTTAAAGTCTGGAAACTTAACATTACCCGAGATCAAACTTTGATCGTACCATAGGCATCGATTGTTGGGCTGACAAGCAAACTGTCCATTTTCCAGTCGAATAAAGTTAAAGCTCTTGTGTTCTTCAGCAACTTCGGTAAAGCCTGTGTCCACATCCATGCCGTCGGCACAAAAGTCCACGGTAAACAGGTAAGTGCCGTAGTGCCATTCCCGATCTTTGCCCAGAAACTTCACACCTAGATTACGCAGACCTATTTTTTCAATAATGGTAAAACGATAGCCCATGCAGTCCCAGAGTTGTAG